GTTTTTCACAATACGATACTTAGTGCTCTTATGATCCATATTGTGTCCGTGTTCGATAAGGTAACTACGTAGTCCTAAGTTGGCACCTACTAGTGCGTTGTCAACTTTATCTTCTACCCAAATACAGCCAGAGCCTTTATACTCTGCTAGTACTTCGTCTTTGTCAGCACCTGTGTCTAAAAACACAAAGCGATCAAATGCTGTGTCGCCAAACAATTTACGTAGATTCATTCTACGAAGTTCTTGTGCGTTTTCGTCTTTGCTCAAGCTAGTAATACAATGGAAAACATAGCCGTGTTCCTCGTGTAGTCGTTTAACATAGTACATGGCATCTCTAAGAGCTGGCAAGAATCCGATTGCTGCCGATTCATTAAAGACTTTGATTAGTTTTTTGCCCTGCTCCATATCAATACCATAGCGTTTGCCAATATTGTATTTGAGTGGTTCTTGGAGAGTGAAGCCATGTTGCTTCATCCATATATTGAATGCGTACTCCCAATCGAGCAATACGCCATCTGCGTCAGTGAGTATGATTTTATTTTTCATACTCTAACTATAACAGAATTTTGTTTGTAGGTCAAATTAATTGGCAAACACGTTGCCCGAACCGCTTAATATGGCGCCTCCGTCTGTTGAGTCGCCGATCCTAGCAATAGCAACGCCGCCTACAAAAACATTTGGCGATCCCGAATTGATTGCTGCCGTATGTTGAGCAGAACAATTCTTACCGCCAAATCTATGAACAACAGTAGGGTTACCTTGACACTCAACTGGGATGCCATTAGCAAAGACTTTGGCTCCGGCGCCTGTTGGCCCGGTGATAGTTGTTACACCATCGCATCCATGTCCTGTTGAAGTGGAATCACCTTGTCTTGCTACTGCTGGCATGATATATTTAACTTAATGCTATACCAGTTGTGCTTTCAATAAATTGATCAGCAAACTGTTTGTCAGTAGGCTCGGCTACTGTAACTGTGACTTTGGCTAACTTGATTTCTCTGTCAGTGCTAACTGTAAACAAGTAAGGCATTAGTCCTGGACCTTTTGGTCCCATGCCAATTACCTGAGGGTTCTTTAATTTGTAATAAACTGGACCGTCTTCTACTAGCTTGGCTATAATTTCTTCTCCGCTAGTTAGTTTAAGTGTTACTACTTCGCCTTCTACTACACCTTTTGAAATTAACATGTTATACCTTTTCTAAATGTTGTTTAAGTTCTGTAAATCCACCAATTAATTGGTCGTCAATAAAAATCTGTGGGACTGTTCGTGCTGAGGGCACTGCTTCTAATAATTCTTCTCGAGTATAGCCATCACCAATCTTGCGTTCTTCGATGATGTAACCCTTTTGCGTTAATAGTGCCTTAGCTTGGTCGCAATAAGGGCAGTGATATTTGCTCCATACTGTTGCTTTCATTATGCTCTCTCCACTTCCACAATAATGCCTGCGCCCGCAAGTTCTTGAGCCACTTGTTCAATAGCTGAACAAAACTCATTGTCCGCTAGTGTCAAGGCCTCGCCATCTTTTTCTTTAACTAGTTTACTTAATTTAAGTACAACTACTTCTTCATGTAATTTTGCCATTTTAATTTCCTTTTATTCTTGATGTGTCGTATGTTTGTTGAAAGATATCTTTCTTAACAGCGCCGTAGTCGCCTTCACCGTGTCGCACAATAACATCGTTACCTGCTGTATATTCTAAGTCACCCCAACTAGTATGTAGCACACCGTCGTGGTCAGCTAGTTTAGCATACTTGATTATCTTCTTTGGTGTGGCTGTTCCGTCACCGTTGTCATCATACTGATCGTAGAAGCTGTCGGGACTCACAGGATATTTCTCACCCTTGGGACCTGTAATAATTTTATGGCCACGTTCGTATCGCACAGGACCTTCTAGTGTATCTACAGTGCCGGAGTCTCGGGCAGTTTCATAGCTAATAGGTTTTGCCAATTTGAAAGTTTTGAAACTATCTGTCTTAAACCAGTCGTCATTTATACTACGTTCTTCTGTGACTTCTTCCATATATTCTTTCAGTGTTTTCATAGTGCTGGCAAGGCGTCATAGTCGATGCCTTCTCCCATAACTCCAATAACATAATTAGTGCTTTCGTTTTCTTGAAGTGCTGTTTGCTTCTTGCTAGTATCGCTATGCTTGTTAAACCAAGGAATAGGAGTACTCTTAGGAGCAGGACTTTGATATTTAATACCTATTTCTTTAAGTGCGCTTACTGCTGTAAAGTCTACAAAGTCTTTTAAGATGTTTGCGTTCAAGCCGATAACTGGTCCCATCTTAAACAAGTAACTTGCCCACTCTTTTTCTTCTCTAATAACATCTAGATATAACGCATAGACTTCTTGTTCACATTCTTTGGCAGCACTGGCAAATCGACTATCTTCCTTAACCACTTGATTAATGATGTAGGCAGTCCAGCCTTTGTGTAGTAATTCGTCTTGTAGGATCAGGCTAATGATGTTGCCATTGCCAATAAAGATCTTGTTCTCTACCATGGCCAAACTTGTAGCAAAACTAACCATAAAGCGGAATGCTTCTAGGGCATAGCTAGCATGTAGTGCCATATAGATTGCTCTTACATACTCTTTTTCATTTACTTCTTCGCCTAACTCTTTGCGACAGTTAATCTTGTGTAGCTCATCGTAATACTTGCCTACACTACTAGCCATATCAACAATTTCTTGTGTGTCATGGATTGTGTTGAATACGTCTTTTGGTACATTATAGATATTACGAATAATATGACTATAGCTTTTGCTGTGTATGTTTGTTTCAAAAAAGCCCCAGTTATACATCAAGGCTTCAAGTTCGGGCAAGGAACACACAGGAGTAAACACCTGTGTTGGCCCTCTACCTTGCAAACTATCAAGTGCTGTTTGACGTAGTAAGTTGCTAGTAAAAATATGTTTAACGGCATCACTCGCATCCTTAAAATCGTTTGCGTCTTTGCTAAGACTAATCTCTTCAGGTTGCCAAAAGAATCCGCGGGCAGTACTATCAAAGTCCGCAATCTTTTTATATTTTACTTCTTCAAATCGTTGGATGGTTACAGGACCTGCTGGGTCCAGAAACATCTTACGACTAAGATAATCTGTTTTTGTTGATAGGTTATATTGTTGTTTACTCATTTGTATTTCCCTGATGCCAGAACAATTTTACAAATATGTTCTAGTCGTTCAATGTGTTCGTATGCTCGCCATGGACTAGTATCTATAGCAACAACGCCATGTCCTTTAATGCCTACAATATCATAGGCAATGTTGCCGTCTTTATCTAATTGTAACATCTTATGACATTGGTCCGCAAGCTCTTGACTAATTGGAGGCACATCTCCTACGTTAGGAGCAACCTTTGTGTAACGATTAAGTTCTGGGAACGCATCACTAACAGTGCTCAAATCAATACCGGCATGCATGGCCGCAATACAGTATGTAGGATGTACATGAACTACCACACGCACTTCACCGTGGTGCTGTCCCATTTCTTTTTGTAGGCCAAAGTGTAATGGAAGTTCTCCACTAGGCTTTAAATTCTTACTAATCTCAGTATAGTCTAATTCTTTACTAGCATAATATCTAGTTGGTGGCTGATCATAGTATCCTGTTTCGATACCAATCTTTTTAAACTGATCGGGTTGTAGAGTTTGCTTACGCACACCACTAGGTGTAATATAAAAGTGATCACGGTCATGATGTCGTATACTTACGTTGCCATCACGACTAGTAATCCAATTACGCTTGTAAGCGTCTACCATAATATCGCAAATAGTTTCTAGCATTATAGTTTACAAGCCTCGCAATCATCTTCTATTAGTTCAGAGTATTCAACTGTGCTGGTACTTCCGTTAACATGGTTGCCGTTTAGTTTATATTCCATAGGCGTGTCTACTACCTTACTACCAGCTTTATTAATTAAACTATAATAGAATGTTTTCAATCCCCACATGTGCGACTGCATTAAGTTTTTGGCAATCAATGTTGTAGGCACTTTACGATCCGCAAAATGTGCCGGATTATAAAATGTGTTAGTACTAATTGATTGGTCAACATAAGCTGCAATCACTGCGCTAGTCTTTAGATATCCTTCACAGTCTTTCTGTTCCCACATTAGTTGGTACTTGTTCTTCAACTTGTGATACTCAGGTACAACTTGTACAAAACTTCCTGCTTTACTTTCTTTTACACTAATCAAGCTCATTGGCATTTCAATACCGTTTGTACTATTAATAACAACACTTGAGCTTTCAACAGGAGCTACTGCCATTTGTGTAGCATTACGTACTCCGTGTTCTTTCATTTGTGTGCGTAGTGTTTCCCAGTCGAGTTCTGGAGTAAAGTCTGCTAGCTCATTTGAACCTTTAGCACGAGTTTCCCAAGGGAAAATGCCTTTGCCATAACGTGTACGATCACTACCTTCACACTTACCACGTTCTTTGGCAAGTTCAACGCTAGCTTCTGTTAGGTAAAACGCTTGATGTTCCATCCATGATTTAACTTCCGCTATCGAATCTTTCTCACCATACTTAAGACTACGTTTGGCATGCCAGTAGGCTAGATTGGTAATGCCAATGCCTAGTGGGCGAATTTCGTCATTGCTCAACTTACTTTGTATACTTAGAAAATCTT